TGGTTTATAGATGTTGGAACTTATGAGGTAGATTGGTGCGAAGAAAATGAAGATTTGGAAGCTGATAAAGAAATCGGCAACTACTTTGAAACTAAAGAACAAGCCGAGCTGGCAGTCTGTAAGCTCAAGGCTTGGAAACGGTTGAAAGATAATGGGTTTAGGTTTGAAGGGTGGGAAGACTTGCAAGCAGAAATGGGCATAGATGACTTGATGCTATTCAATAGGGACGTGCTTAATACAGACAATATAATTGGTTTTAGAATGGACGACTACCACGACTGCATCAAAGATTTGAACACTTGTTTCAGAGGTGAAGAATGAGTGAAAAGATACTTGGAATAGAATGTCAAAACTGCAAAAAGGTTATTCCACTCATTACAAACGGCAAAATCTATTGTCCAGAGTGTGGGGCGTTAATGGTGCGGGGTTTTATCTATCCAGTAGAAAGGCCTAAAGGAGGTGAAGATGGAAACTAAAGAAGGATACGAGAGAAGAATTGAAGAAGCAATAATCCGTTTCAAAAAGAGGCAGAAGCAGCTGCGAAAATGGAAACGTAAAAGGAGGTGAAGAATGAAAAAGAAAAAATATTTGGCTTTATATTACCGGAGGCACGATGTCTAAGATGGACTATTTCTTAATTGGCGTGATACTAGGCTTCAGCACTTGCCTAATACTTTGCTTGTTAGTCTTAGGGGGGATTTTATGACTAGGCAAGCCTTAAAACGCTGGGCTGCGAAACTTCCCATAGACGAGAGATATAGGTTACAATTATTCTTAATAAAACTATATTGTATGGAGTGATTATGACCCAGAAGATAGCCAACATATATTATTTTAAGAAGATTAGTCGCATTGGTGGTACAGAGCAGTTTCTCTACGAGATGGCTAAAAAGTACCACAAGTACGATCTAGCTATTCTTTATGATGATGCTGATTTCGACCAACTCATGCGCTTAAAAAAGCTGGTACGCTGTATTAGGCGCAAAAGAGGCGAGAAATACTACGCTGATAAGGCTTTCTACAACTTTAACATCGAGGCCATAGATCAAATTGAGGCAGAAGAGCATATCTTTATCTGCCATGCAGTCTATCAAGAGCTTCAATTTGAGCCTCCCATCGGTCATCCCAAGCTTACAAAGATACTAGCTGTTAGTAAGTATGCCGGTGAGCGCATACGACTCCAAGAAGAAGTGCAGAATGTAGATAAGCCCATTGTGCAATGTTACAACCCAATATCGCTAGAAAAGCAAGAGCCGGTATTACGCATTATTTCGGCTTGTAGGCTCGAAGACAAGACAAAGGGCGGTGATAGGACTTTGAAGCTCATAGAAGCCTTAGACAGGCATTGTGAGCGCTCAGGAAGGCATTATTTGTGGACTATATTCACTAACAGCACTCATGAACCGATAAACTCGCCTAATGTGGCTGTGATGCGACCTAGACCGGATGTTAGACCATACATTGCGAGCAGTGATTGGCTAGTACAAGTCAGCAACAATATGGAAACCTACTGCTATTCGCTTAATGAAGCGCTAGGCTACAATGTTAGAGTGGTCAGAACACCGCTGTCGGTGGCCAAAGAGCTGAAAATACCCCCACAAGCAGAGCTAGTCTTGGACTGGGACTGCGGAAATGTAGATGAAATAGCCGAAAAGATGTTTGAACCCAAACAAGACTTCAAATATAAGCCACCAAGAGACAATTGGTCTAAATTACTAGTGAATGAGCCTAGTAAGTATGTCTATAAAGAGAAATTAGTGCGAATTAAAGCGATTCGGCCTTATTATGACCTAGAATTAGGCAAACAAGTCTCAAATTGGACAGATAGCTGGGAAACCTCTGTAAAAAGAGCTAAAGAGCTTGTAGACAAAGGTTTAGTGCGAGTGATAGAATAAAAGAAAGGAGACAATATGCCAGTACACGCAGTAAGAAGCGCAGGGGGAAAGATTATCGGCTATCGTTTTGGTACTACAGGAAAACTGTACAAGACTAAAGCGGAAGCAGAACGCCAGGAGAGAGCTATTAGAGCTACCGGATGGCGAGAAGATAACAAGGAGGACAATGAGCTTTAGGTACATCATGTTGCCTATACCAAAATACAAAGTAGCTAAGAAACCAAAGAGGAAGAATGGACAAAATAAAAGTTAGTGTGATTATACCGGTCTATAATGAGCCGGAGCTAGTGATCAGAGCTTTAGAGAGCATACCGGAGCGAAAAGACATCGAAATAATTGTGATAGATGACTGCTCTACGGATGACACTTGGGCTCAAATCTTCCAATGGTCTGTGGGAGCAAGTCCTAAAAACTTCTCTCTGAGCAGCAATGAAGAAAACCTCGGTGTTGGAATGACCGTAAACAAGGGCTATGACGAAGCTGAGGGCGAGTATGTGGTGTTACTGGGCGCAGATGACTGCTTCATTCCGGCTAAGTTTGAGCAAGCTATGAACGAGCTAGATGGTACTGATCTAGTGTATTTCAACTTACAGATAAGAGATGGCTCAATATTCACACTAACGGAGGAAACCAAATACAAGTATTGTGGCTCTACTAAGTTTATGCGCAGAGAGTTTATTGGCGATACTAGAAACCCCAACAAGCGAGTAAGAGAGGATTGGGATTTCTACCAAGAGCTGATGAAAAAGAACCCAACAGAGAAGTTTACAGGAATTACGATGAAGTATTATAATTACCCCAGAGAAGGGTCATTAACTTGGCAGGCTTGCCATGAGGAGGAACATGACACAGAGTAACCCCAGAAAGCAGGGGCTTGGCTGTGGAGGTATAGCCCCACCGAAAGAAAGGCAATTTGGGCAGCCAAATGGGAATCCCAGGCACAATGGTGCATGGAAGAAAGAAAACACATTGCGCTATAAGTGGGAAAAACTTTTGGCGATGAACGAGGCCGAATTGATAGAAGTGCTAAAAGACCCCAAGTGTGGCCGGGTAGAACAAATGACAGCGGAAGTCTTGCTAGACCGCAGAATGAAAGCGACAGAGAAGATTGCAGTTTTAGATAAGTTGGCTACTCAGGTTTATGGTCTTCCAAAACAAGTGGTGGAACAAACAAATATCGAGCTGAAACCAATCCTGCCTAAACTAGAGGACAAGAAATCCGAAAAGAATGAGTGAGTTGCAATATACTACGGCTCTCGATAAAATCCGCCGAATGAATAAGCGGATTCGGATTGTACAGGGAGGATCTAGTTCGGCAAAGACATTTTCTATTCTTCTAGACGAGCTTGACTATTCACTCACCCATGACAATAAAGTTACTTCAGTCATCACAGACTCTTATCCCAACCTAAGAGTAGGTGCAATTAGAGACTTTTTGAACATCTGCAAAGAAACCAATGTAGCGCAAATAGGCACATGGAATAAAACAGACCATACCTTCACTCTCCCGAATGGCTCTATTATAGAGTTTTACTCAGTAGATACTATGGGAGCGCTAGGCTCACGGCGAGATAGGCTATTTGTGAATGAGGCAAATAGGATTTCGTATGAGACATTTACACAGCTAGAAATTCGTACTAAAGAGCAGATAACACTAGACTTCAATCCAATATCAGAGTTCTATGCGCACACAGAGCTTCTGAAGCGACCAGATGCAGACTTCGTAAAGCTTACCTACAAAGATAACGAAGCGTTAGACCAGAACATCGTAGATGCACTAGAAGCACGGATTGGCGATGGCACTAGCAACTGGGCTAAAGTCTACGTCTTTGGCGAAGTTGGCTCATTGGAAGGCAATGTCTACTCTGGGTGGACAGCTATGCCGGAAGAAGAAATAGCCAAGCAAGGCAAGCTAGTAAGATATGGGCTAGACTTCGGCTTTGCTAATGATGAGACAGCTCTAGTGGCGCTCTATGACATGGGAGACAACAAGCTAGGGGTTGTGGAAAAGTATTATAAGCGAGGCTTACTAGGCTCTCAATATGTGGAAATGTTGAAAAGTTGCGGTGTACAAGCAGACGTGCTGATCGTGGCTGATTCGGCTCGGCCAGAGATTATTGCCGAGATAAAGAACGCAGGCTTTAGGATTATTGGTGCTGACAAGAACCCAGGCTCGGTGAAGCGTGGTATAGATCGAGTAAGCCAAAGGCAGATATTCTATTGTGGAAAAAACCTAGAGAAAGAGTATTATTCATATGGTTGGAGAAAGAAACGCACTGGCGAAGTGTTAGATGAGCCACAGGACGGCATGGATCACTGCATGGATGCACTGAGATATAGTGCAGACGATCTATCTAAAAAACGCATAGAATTCTAGCACCGGTGGGAAAAATGTGGAAAACCCCACAAATTCGCATGGAAAAATGTGGGAAATCCCACGGAACTGCACAAATGTTATATAATTAAAAAGCAGATATATTCTGCATACCCGCACATTCCTGCATATATCTCCACTCCTAAGATAACCGCTAATATGCGGTTTTCTTTTGGCAAAAAGCCCCCTAAAAAGAGGGTTAATGGCGCAATACAAGCTCTTTGTGCTTGAGGTATGCGGTCATAACTATAAAACCTAGCATCTTTTGTAACCACTTGAGCATTACTTTTACTCTACCACACCAGCTTCTAGCACGCTACCCCAGGCATGGCCCAAACACTTCCAGATGTAGCCTTTTTTACGGATTACCTACCTCCTCCAAGCTAGCAGTGCCCTCTACCTGACCTTTTGGTAAGCTGATGCTTTTATTATACCGCAAAAACTCCCCGAGGGGAGCTCCTCACTGCTAACAGCAAGAGTCATAAATCTATTGACAATAATGCTAATGCTTGCTATTATAGAAGTATAAACAAACGAAAGGACAAAAATGAAAACAAAACTACAAATCATCATTGCTCTAGCTCTCATTATTGCCGGTATTTTGGCATATAATGCGCATAAGGACGCAGCTCGATCTGAATACGCTGCGGCACATAGTTGCACCTGGGTAGTAGCTGGCTCGCACGATATTTGCAAGTGATTGTGATAACGTTTATAGTGTGATATTCTAAAAGTAGCTAAACAGGAGCAAAGAGCAATGTTACACTTCAACGGGCTTGAGCCGATAGACTTCAAAGGTCATCTGTGCGAGCCTAAAATAGACGCAGAGAAGAAATTGCGTCTCGCCAACCTAGAATTTGGCACAGCAGAGCAAATCCGGGAGGCAGACGATATTCTGGCCTCGTGCTTTGAGGAGGATTTTGCTAAGACCTTTATCAGAGAGAAACTTAGCACGGATGACAAGGTAGTGCTGCGCACATATCTTGCCTCCGGCGAGACCGGGCTAAATCGACTGTCAAAGGCCACAGACGGAGCAATCGAGAAGTATATCAAGCGTGCTTTGGAGGAAGCGAATGTCTAAAGAAATCATCTGTGTCTACCAAGACTGCGTAATGTGTGGAGACCACGGCAAGAAACTAGGAGAAATAGCTACATCTAATGCTATAGCAATAAGAAAAGTCAGCTTCGCATCTCCCGAAGGAAAAGAACTGTCATATATTGCGACATTTCAAAAAGGAATAAAGCGTATGCCCTTTTTTGTAGATGGAGATGACTTTGCCGAAGACTTATTGGCGCTTGTATGCCAGAAGCCAGAGGAAAAACCAAAGACAACTAAACAAAGTGTGGGAAAACACACTAGAAAAACTCGCCAAAGTGTGAAGAAAGGAGGCGCTGAATGAGCTGGTGGGACAGGCTAAAAGATGCACAAAAACGCAAAAAAAGCCGTAATTTTGCGAGGGAATTGTCTAACCAATTCTTCTTAAGCCCGATTTGCTCGGACTACGAGAATTTATTTGCACAAGTACGGCCAATAATAGACGAAATGAAGACTATTATGCCGTATGGTGTGGGCAAGAACGGCGCTAGACTGCCAGAGTCCCGTACACCAGAGCTTGCATGGTTAAAGAACCCTAATGACGAGATGGGGTGGGCAGAATTCGCTGATTTGATGTTCGCTACTTGGCTTACTGAGGACGAGCTAGATATCCATGTGTGGAGAGACCAGCGTGGTAATGTAATCGGATACACAGTTATCCCCCCCGAATGCCGCATATATCTAGGCTATGGCCGTTGGGAATGGCAAGTTATGACTACAGAGGGGCTAGAAGTCTTAGACGAAGAGCAAGTTATGCGGTTGCGGTTCTCTCGCAGTCCTCGCAACATACAGCGTGGTGTTTCGCCTGCCTCTGCCGTTAGAGTATGGGCGCAGATTGATGATCTAATTGCGCAATATCAGCGAGCCTATTTTGAGAATGGCGCTATTCCGGCCACCATCACCTTTATCACGGCCAGCACTGAAGAGAAGTACCATGCCGTTAGGAAAGAACTTGAAAGTAATCTTAAAGGCGCTCGTAATCGCAATAAGACGGTCTATGCGTGGAGGCAGTTTGATAACGATACTGGGCAGAGTGTAGACCAAGTAGAGGTCAAAACCATTCAAGGCAACAACTCTACGCTTGCCATCCGTGAAATCGTAGACATTGTGAACGACAGGCTGAACAAGTCTATCGGTGTGTCCAACTTCATTCTAGGCGATGACTCAAGTGCTAAATATGATAATGCAGAGCTGAGTGACCACCAATTCACAAAACGGCGAGTGTATCCGGCTCTCATGAGTTTCTGGAACCAATTTCAGCATGAGTTAGACCGCATAGTCGGTGGGCTAGGCTATGGTATCAACTTTGACCTAGAAATCCCAGAACTAACCGAGAGGCAAAAGGCTAGAGCAGAGATAGGTCGCATTCGGGGCGAAGCGCTTGTAAACCTTATCAGTGCAGGCGCATCCGGAGCAGCAGCAGTGCAGGCGCTTGGCTTGCCTGACACATGGCTTACTGCTGCTAACGGAATCTATAATAAGGGCTTGGCTGGTGAACTCCTAGCACCGGTAGCGATAGACTATGGCGCACCTGCCCCAGCCAAGTCAACTGTGGATACACTGGAGGGCGAGAGCGAACCTACGGGCCCTTTAGAGAGCCTTGAAACCCACGATCTAGCACACAAATGCTCGTGCTCACGCTCGCTAGACGCACTCCCGGAAATGACACCAGAGGAACGCAAGCTCTATGATGTGCTGGTAGAGTTAGCCGGTGCTATCTTTGAAAACAAAGAGGAAAATGTAGACATTGAGAGCGTGATAGACCGCATGGTGGAAATTCTCGAAGAAGATGCGCTAACCGGCGAAAAAGAAGGCGCAGATGCACTAGCATTGCTCGCTGAGGAAGATGTGGCAAGCGAGATACTAAAGACCATCAGCAATGGCGAATACTACGTCAGTGATGCCTTAAAAGAGCGTCTACGTATGCGAGCAGGCCAACTCAGCAAAGGGTTCGCAGACCATGCTAAAACGGTCTTAGAAACGGCGCTAGTAGGCTCTGAGAGCCTAACTGCTAATGAGTTAGCTTCAAGACTGGCAGAAGTAATGCCGGCAAAGCGTGCAGAGCTAATTGCACGAAATGAGACACTTTATGCGATTAGAAGTGGTAGATTAGAGCAAGATGAAGCACTAGCGGAGAAATATGGCTTGCAAGTCAAGCTCGTATGGCGGACCTCTGGTGATAGTAAAGTATGCCCAGTCTGTGCAGCAATGTCTGGCACAACTGTATCTTTGGGCAAGCCATTCCCTAATGAGGTAGAAACAGAAGATGGTTTGGTTGCATGGGCGCAAGATAGTTGGAACGACAATGGAAGAATAACATCATCGCACGTTAATTGTAGGTGCTTTTGGGATGAGGAGCTAGTCTAATGGGAGCGATAAAGATAAGATGTCCGAAATGTGGGTGGATTTTAGGCGATACAGACAAAAGCCTAGACTGCGTGATTAACTGCCCTAAATGCAACGCTGTAAAAGTCAAAATGAAAGTAGCAACATTCGCAGAATATAACGATTTAATAAGAAAGGAGAAACTATGACTAATCCAGACAGTGCGATTGGCACAAATGCAGCCTATTCGGGTCGTACCTCTGTCAACGCATTCAACGATGGTTTAGCGGCCTACTCAAGAGGCATTTTGAGTGGGTGGAATTGCCAAGTAAGCACAGGTCTAACTGTAATACTTGGTGGCAGCGCATATACAAGAGATGTGGCTATTGCGCAAGACAATGCCGGCAACAAAACTACCATTAACAATATTAGTGGTGACGAAGTGCCTGTAACCTTAGGAGCAGCACCAGGCGCAAACTCCCGTATTGACGCCATTGTGGCCTATGTGGATAATCCCCCACAAGGTGATAGTACAGAGGCAGACAACCCCGGCGCTTGTGGAATTATTGCTGTAACTGGTACACCAGCAGTTGCCCCAGTAGAGCCAAACGAAAGCGCTATACGGTCAGCTATTACTGCCGATGGCGCATCTGGGGCCACGGCATACTATGTTGTACTTGCCAAAGTTACAGTGCCAACTGGTACGACTGATTTGATTGCAGGCTATATTGAGCAAGGCGCACCGGCTAAAATATCATCAAACAACACAGATTACTCTGTCTTGCCAACTATATTATCTGGCACTACGGACACTAAGAGTTGCGGAGCTGGTGGCAGTACGGATTTCGATGTGAACTTACCTACAACGCTTGCAGATAATAGCTATACTGTGGTTGCTACTCTGCGTGGGGGAGGGGCATATTGGGGCGATGGTCTTATGTGGAAAATTCTCTCCAAGAGTACATCCTCTTTCGCTATTCAAGTATGGAACGCTAACGCTAATGCTGTTTCTGGTGTCAACTTTGACTGGGTACTGGTAAAACAGCCTAGCTAATAGCAAAGCCAAATATTTAACGAAAGGAACCTATGAGCAAAAAAGTAATTGGTGGGACGATAGCCATAATAACAGCAATTATTGCAGCCCTAGTGGGCGCTGCTGGGATAATCACTATCAACACAAACGATAAAGGCGAGCTCGTGATAGAGAGCAACTTCCAAATCACTCTACCCGAGGCAGTCCTCACAGAAACCGCAGACGGCACCATAGACGTGTCTGGCGCTCCGGTGGTGGACGAAGTGGACGGTGGCGAGATTCCTCTAGTCTTGGAGCAGATGAGCGATTCGGAACGAGAGCAGGCAGCACAAGGCTTCGCTATTGACATCTCTACGCCTTGGACGGTCATGGCGGCCCTAAACGGCAAATGCGTGACTATGGGAAATCCTTATGGCTCGCAATGCGTAAACACCACCAATGTAATCGCCGAGAACCAAGTTGGCTACTGGATGAGCACCTGTGGCACCGGCGCAGCTCGTGGAATTTGGGACTGCGCTGATTACAATGCACGTGGAGGATACGAGCTTATCACCGACCCGACGCAACTCAGGCCTGGTGATCTATTCGTCACCTGGGGCGGGGAGTTCGGCCACACTGGTATGGTCGCCGGCTATTATAACAACGGCTATGTGCCGGTGTTTTCTACCAACCAGGGCGGTGCAGCTTGCGCTGAGGGCGGTTCTGCGGCTAATACTATCAATCTCAGCATGGCAACCTTTTCTGGTGCTTTTCGCTGGCACGGTTGGGATAGCTTATTTGAAACACCAGCAGAGCCAGAGCAAGTATTGCCGATTTCAAATTGTAAAGAGAAATATGTAGAAAAAGGCGATACTTTAGGTAAATATATGTTAGAGTGCGAAAATACAATCGTTTATGGCGAAGCTATGGACGCATACGCTAAGACTTGGTTTTCTAAAGTTATAAAACCAGGTCAAAGCGTGTACGAAGGATGGCATTCTGCGTCTGGGGTTGGATTATACTACACCGATACGGTGGAACATAAAACAGAATAATGGTATAATGGGTGTTTGTCATGGGGCTATAACAAGAGCAATAGAACTTTCAATCAAATGTCATGGACACAGGTTCAAATATAGATAATTAAACAACGGTTGGACCCATGGTACCGGCTATGGCCTATATGCTGGGGATTATCTATTGCACGACCTAGATCGGTAGGTTATAATACTCATAATGTTCTGGCGAACAGATGGTGGGAGCCACACCAAATAACGGCCTGTGCACAGTAACAAAACTGCCTTTAGGGGCAGTTTTTTGTTGTATAATGGAATTAGCACATTAAAAACTCATGGCGAAAGGAGGTGAAATGCTGTGCTCTCTAAACGCAAACTTGCTAAGAAAAAGCGCAGACGGAAAGCTCGCAAAGCCAAGCTCCAGGTCCGCAACCACTTAGATTGCCACCACATCTTCTATTATCGGAAAGATTATAAGACCAAGACATTGCGAGAACTGCGAGAATTGCCATATTGCAAAGTGTATTTGCCTAAAGATACTATTCACAAAGCCATTCATGCTTTAGTGCCGTGCGTGCCTGTGCCAAAGGAGGTGAATGCAAGGGAGATAATACGGCACATCGGCTTTTTAGAAGAATATAAGGCTATCGGGTCAGCAGATAGCTTTGAGAAACGCATTGAAACTTTAGCATCATTATTTGATTGCATTGAACAACCAACTGCGGACGCTCTAAGAGCGCAAGCCATTATTGTCCATGAGTTATCGCCAAAGCCCTCTACGTGAGGGCTTGCCCACTCTTGTAAAACATAAAAAGTATGCTATATTAAAATTATGAAGTTTTACGATGCCAAAGTGCTTAAAGATGCAAAAGGCTCGGAAGAGCGGCGCTATCGTAACATCCTTGCAAACTCTGGACAGATTATGGAGTCTGGAGAAATTAGAGATTTAGAGAACCTCTATGTAATGGGTCGGGACGGTAAAGTCATTGCGATTAAGGCACTAGATAAGAACCCCGATAAGCAAACTGAAGACTATACCGTGAAAGCTCAAGCCGACCACGGAAAAATGGTAGACGGGGAGCTTGTTGACACTATAGAAAAACAATTCGGCTCTTGCCGTGTCTGGATGGAGGAAGACGGACTCCATGCTCGTATGTATTTTGCTAATGACGATGCACTAGCAGACCATGCTTACGCAATTAGCGAAGATGCAAGCTACTCCACCGGCATTGATTGGTACCCAGATGGGTATTATGGCGCAGGGCAAGAAGTTGATGGCCCCATTGGAATACTGCGGGAGATTTCAATGGTACTGACTGGAAACGATCCCCGTGCTAAAACTATTGACCATAAAGAAGCTGATGCAGCAGGGGCTAAGGGTAGCGAAACTGCGGAAGTGGAAGATGGTGAAACAATTACTAACGATTTAGGAGAAACTCAAATGAGCGAAACTAAAGACGAACTCACTCCAAAAGAGAATGTTGCTATGAAGCAGAAACTCGTTGAGGATTTAGCTGAAAAAGCTGCTGAAGTAGTGGATGAGTTTACCACAAATGTGCCTGAATCTGAAGTCCAGCCGACTGCTCGTGATGAAAAAGAAGACGAGCCGGAAACTCCTGTAGAGGAAGTTAAGGACACCAAAGATACTGTGGTGCATAATATCAACATTAACATGACGAGGGATAGAAAAGTGAAAAACGAAATTCCTGTAGTGTCAAAAGACGCTAAAGCTGAGGCTAAAAAAGCTCGCTTCAATGCTCTTCGGGATGCTCTGAAGGCCTCGAACTTCAAGTTTGACGAGACTTTCAACCGTGTAATCCAGAGCAAGGATGCGGTGACTGGTCTCGGTACTCCTCTGAACATTACCAATATGTTCACAGAGGCAATGGAACACAATGATGGCATCTTAAGCTATATCTTCCACATCGGTGGCACAAATGGCCGTGGCTTAAGGAACAATGCTCTTGCTGGGACTGCCGAATACGGCAACGAAGCACAGGGCCACAAAAAAGGTGATACTAAGGTTGACGAGGCTATCACTAATACCATCCGTGTTGCTTATGACAAGATGATCTATAAGAAGCTTTCGCTTGATGCGATGGAAATCTATGAGAACCCTGAACTATTGGAGTTCCGCTCTCGTGAATTGCTAGATCAAATTTTGCTCTCGATTGAGCGAGCAATCTTCATCGGCGATGGTCGCCAAGCTCCAGCTGAGGGCGCTGCTGATCTACGGATGTTTGACCCAACCACTAGCACTGGTCTCTTCCCGATTGCGGCTGACTGTGCCGCTCAGAGTGGCTATGGTACGCTAGTTGCGTCTACTTACCCTGCTAAAGAAGGCGATAACCTCTATGATGGTGTCGTCGGCGCTCGCCAGTGGATTCGCTCTGAAGGTGAGCAAATCTTGGTCGTGAAGCCATCAGTGCTTACTGCTGCTTTCCAAGCTAAGGTTGGCAACCGGTACCTGATCGAGCCGGGTGCATCTGCTGAGGACATCTTCCGTGTAGCGAGAGTCTTCATGCCTATGTGGATGGAATATGCTGATGTGGACGCTTTCTTGCTAGTCCGGAACGGTTACACCACCACTGGCGAACGAAGCCCACGAGTGTATCCATTCTTCGATGTTTCTACCAACCAGAACATCCTCTTGAATGAGATGCCTATCGGTGGTACTTTGACTAAGTACAAATCTGCTGCTGCTATCACGGGCCTTGGCTCTGTCAGCGCTTAATTAGGAGAATAATATGTTGACGCAAGATCAGTACACTCTACTCACAGGACAAACTACTAACTGCTCAGACGAAAGTTGGGGCACCCTTGTGGGTATTGCAGAGATGAGGCTTGCGTCTCTCCTATGCCTAGAAACTTTCCCGGAGTTGGACAAAACCAACGAAGATTTGGCCTTATTATTGGCTAACTTCCTCTGTACAACTCTGAAGTTTCAAGGCGCAAATGACGTTATCGAATCAAAGAGCGTCAGAAACTTTACAATTAACTTTAAGAGTAGCGCCACCAACGCTTTTGAGCAGATATACTCGCACTACGAAGACATTATTGAAAAGTATTCCAAGTGTGGGACTGGCATCAAAGTAGAAAGGCCGGCACGACACTGTTGTGGAAATTACTACAATGGATACCTCAATTTTTAGCGCTTTCCCAGAGGCCATCATCACTGGTGTATGGCAAATTGGCACTTGTCAGCATGGCACTGTCGTGGGGAACCAATTTAACGGAATTGAGTACCTAGATGTAATAGTAGACGAAGGCAACAGCTCGCAGGTCAATACTACCCCAGAGGCACTAAGATCAGACTTACTGATTTATGCGTACCCTTGCCAGATGCCTACTCTAGCGACTAATGCGCTTGTTTCTGGATATATGCTGCATAATGCCGTAGAAGACACATACTACGAGATAGTAGATGCCGGGATTGGCAAAAATCAGCATACTGGGGCAATAGAGCATATAGAATTGAAGGTGGTACAAACTGAGGTCGTAGATGCCTAGCACAGCCAGCGTTAGCGTAACCTGGAATGCAAAAAGTATCGGAGCCATTGAGCGTAAAACCATTCGGGGTCTAGCAGCAATGGGCTTTGATATCGCTGCGCAGGCCAGAAGGAATGCTCCCTATGTGACTGGGGCTTTGCGCAATACCATTCGGGTAAAAGACATAGACGCCAACACAGTTGAAGTCATAGCAGGTGGCAACTTCGCAGGTCGTAAGGTAGACTATGCGTGGATTCGTGAGCAAGGGCCTAACCGAAACCCGGCTACAGAACACTACATGGAAAATGCGAAAAACACGATCATGACAGGAAACTACATGGCAAAATACTTTGGAGACATAACAAAATGATAACATTAGCACTACTACAAAAGATGGTAGATGACGGAGTTGCTGAATTAGCCATAGACAAGAATTGCTTTTGGGAACAAGCGCCTTTGCAGCGTGATGGGAACCCGGCAAGCGGTGTCTGGCTAGTAACTCGTGGAGGCAATGCTGCTAACTCTCCAAAGGGCCTTAATTTGCGCTCTACGGTAGATTTTTATGTGGCTCTGGCCAACAAACCTAAGACCGAGGATGTACACCAACAAATCCTAGAATGGCTGATTGCAAATCCTTGTATTTGCGAGCTGTCCGGTAGCGTTGGTGGTGTTACTTATGACTACAAGAATATTAGAGTACGTCCTACGACTACTCCACAAAACTTTGTAGTTACGCAAAACAATTTAGTTGTAAAGATTGCCAGCGCAGAGCTGGTGTATGACATCAAATAATACGAAAGGAAAAACATGGCAGTCCAAAACATTACGCAACTTCGCCGGGTGGTGTTCCGCAAATGGGACGCTAACGACAATGCCTGGAGCGTATTTACGCTAGAGGCTGATGATCTTGGCCAAGACACAGTAATGACTATCAATGTTGCGCCACGAATGAGGTCTAGAGCTTCAAGCCTTGGCACTACAGAGACGGCTATCTCTGGTACGCTAGACGGCTTCGCCGGCTCTATCACGTTCTTAATGGATACATTCAAGAACCTTGGGCAGGCAATCCAGAAGTGGAACGCAGCAACCTATGCAGGTGCTTCGGACACAGCGGGCAATGTTATCTGGGACGGCACAGATATTTGTGCCGAAGGAGATTATATGTCTGTAGTGGCACAAGGTCTCTGTGACGATGGGTCTTCTGTAGATGTGGAGCTTACTCGGTGCGTGCCTAGCGTGGATGATGATATTGAGATTGGCACCGGTGATACGCCAACTATCACGCTTAATCTCCATCCTATTATCTACAATGCGGCACTACATTCAACGGATGGCTACCCGCAGTATTCAGCCCGCCTTGGTGACTATGATTTAACCGCTAAGAAGCGGCTCAATGTGGTTACTGGCGAATACGAAACGGCGGTATCAGCCTAGAAAGTGAGCAAGAATGACGAAGCCTGAACTAACACTAGCGAATGTGAGAAACACAGCGAAGGTGAAAACCTTTCGGGCTTCGGATTTTCTTTCTGACGATCAGTTAGAAGAAGTGCATACTTCAAACCTAAAAGGCCGCAAAAAAGGCAAATTTGATGCCATAGATGCCTATATTGCTGAAATAATTGCCAGATTTGGCTACGAAACGTATAAGGCATGGGCTTGTGGCGAAATAGACGAATTAAAAATGGCTAGATTAGTAGAGGCAGAGCGAGCGAGAGAGGCTAAACAGCGCTTAATCTTAGAGAACATAATAGTTGCATCTGTTGCAGGAGCTAATAGACCCACGAAAGGCGGCCATACGCCTAAATCCCTCAGTGCAGCGCTGAAGATGCTCAAGAATGAACAAAAATTAGCGAAAGGAGATAAGTAGTGGCAACTCAAGTCGGTGAAGCCGTAATTAGACTGATTTTTGACGGTAAAGGTGTCAAGGCAAGCCTTGCCAAGGTAGAAAATGAGGTAGAGCGCACCGGAAAATCTACTGGTAGCCGTTGGGGTAGCGCATGGGCTGTTGCGGCAGGCAATTTAATCGCTAAGGGTGTCTCTAAGGTTGCCTCGATGGTGACTGGCACAATGGGGAGCGCAATCAGCCGGCTGGATACGCTTAACAACTTCCCCAAAGTCATGACGGCGCTTGGATACTCAGCAGAGGAAGCCGACAAGTCTGTAAAAGAGATAAGTGATGCGCTCGATGGTTTGCCCACTACATTGGACGCAGCAGTAGGTGATATACAAAAGTTAGCAGCTACTATGGGCAACCTAGATCAAGGGATGGTTAACGCAACTTCGGTAGGACTCGGTCTTAATGATATGCTTTTGGCCGGTGGGAAAGGCACAGCAGAAGCTTCGGCAGCTATGGAGCAATATAACCAAATGCTCGCTAATGGCAGAGTAGATATGCAAAGCTGGCGCTCGTTGGTGAATGCCGCTCCGGGGCAGATGGATCAATTAGCAAAGAGTTTACTTGGAGCCAGCGCTAACCAGGCAGCACTCTATAAAGCTATGCAAGAAGGCACAGTTTCTTTTGATGACTTCAATGCCGCTGTGGTGAGATTAGACAAGGAGGGCGGGGAAGGTTTTGCGTCCTTCTACGACCAAGCAGTTGCGGCCACTGGCGGTATCGGCACTCAACTAGAGAACATCGGCGCAAGTATGAACAAAATCGTGTCGGCAGCGCTAGAGGGCAACTTAGCAGATGTAGACAAATATGTAAAACAACTTACTTCTCGTGTTGGTGCAGTAGCACCTACACTTATTCAAGGCTTCACAGGCGCATTTTTAGCCCTTACGAAGGCCTTGCCTGGCATAATAGTAGAGATGATGCCTGCAATCATGGAAGGCCTCCAGACGCTCGCTATGGGTCTTATAGAGGCTGCTCCAATATTCTTAGATGCCATCGTACAAAGCATACCAATTATCATGGAGGGTGTGATGCAGTTGTTGCAGGCTGTCCTAGAGGCGGCACCAGTCATAATACCGCAACTCATTACGGCGATTACAAATGGCATTATTCTTCTGGCTCAAACTATTACTCAACCTCAATTTCTCTCTTTAATCTTACAAGCTAGCCTATTGCTATTTACTGAGATACTAAAGGCCTTGCCATCAATGTTAGTAGCTTTAATCAACGCTTTGCCTAGTATCATAGAAAATATAGTAGCTTTCCTAGTAGACCCAGCGAACTTGGCTACAATTATAAGCGCTGCAGCACAGTTATTCATGGGCATAGTAGCAGCAGTGCCTCAGATACTAGGAGCGCTTTTGGGCGCATTTGGCACACTCGTAGGCAATCTTTGGGACTGGATCAAACAACGCTTTGGGCAATTTGCTACAGACTTTGGGAACTTCATTGGTGGCATCTTTAAGGGGGCTATCAATGGTGTGCTTACATTTATAGAGAACTTCATTAATGCGCCGATAGACTTATTAAACGGGTTCCTGGGTATCATCAATGATAACTTTGGCTGGCTTGGTGTTCACATTGATCCTATTGGTAGAATTAACTTACCGAGGCTTGCGCAAGGTGGCATTGCAGACGGTGCTACCACGGCGATCATTGGTGAAGAAGGCCGAGAAGCAGTATTGCCTCTGGAAAATAATACAGATAACTGGGCAGGGCTGCTCGCATCTACTTTGGCTGAAGAAATGCAAGAGCAAGATGTCGTAGGGGATGGTATTACGGTTTATATGACAAATGAGATCAATAATAGATTAGATGCCGAAGAGATAGGTAGAATAATGGTACAAAGTATCAGGAGGGCAGCATGAACCTAGACCAAATACAAACTCAATGCTTTATATTAGCGCTGTTTATCAGAGATGACGGCCAGCGCTTTCTATTAGGCTCTGGGGCCTATGAGTTTAAAGACAAACAATTGCATTTTACTGCTAATTCGTATGCTAATGACATAGTCGAAGTCCAGGGCAATGATGGTGTATTACTCGCCGGTCAAGTCAGACGTGCAAGCTCGCAGGCTTTTGATGGCTACATCGGTGATGCAACGGTAGGGAAACAGGATGTGGAAAACTATAGAAAGAATTTCCTCGCTTTCTTCCGCAAGAACTACTATTACACTGTTGTCTATGTATTCCCAGATGGCACTGCTATCCAGCGCCGCAAAGGTTTCATAGTAGATGCGCCACAGGTAAAAGAGCTGTTCCAATTCTACCCAGAGTATCACATTGCTCTGAACTTTGAGGATGTCAACTACTACGAATACAATGAGGACGAAGAAGGGCATGAAATCTATGGTGATAGCGCCACCGTTTACCCATCAGCGCCCATCTTTGAAGGCGGTCTTGTCTGGGATGCTGTAGGAGCAACATGGGACACTGTAGGTGCTGTTTGGGACGAGGGTGGAGGTGGAGGCCCAACGACAGTATCAGTAGATTCTATTGACAACGTTTACCCGGTATGGGAAGTCAAAGGCCCAGCCGTCAATCCTCAGCTTTCGGTGCTTACTACCGGTACTACCTTGACCTATTTTGGCGCAGTGACGGAAGCTCAAACTTTGCAGATAGATATGTTCAACAAGACGGCTACACTAAACGGAACAAGCGTAATTGGCAACGTAACTGGCGATTGGGTATACTTTGCACCAGGCAATAACAGAGTGGTGTATGTGAATGATGATCCGGCTGCAGTAACAAGCACTATACATTGGCAGGAGATTGTAGGGTGATAAAGACAGCTATATACGAAGTCAACCTTTATATCAACGGCACACTCATTGGCGATTGCCGTTATTTGGCCCAAAACCTATCTTATACAAGAAGAAGAACTAGGTTCGGCGCAGACTCTATTGACTTTACGATTAACGATGTACTATTTAACCAGTGGTGCCAAGAGCGTGGGGTGACTATCAACGATTTATTAAAGCCAATCGCTTTAGAATGTAGACTAACTCGCAATGGTACCCCAATCGTAGGGGGGTTCTTGGCAACTATGCCAGCCTATACTCCATTACAGCGTAGCGCCAGCTTAGACCTGCATTTTGACGGCTATCTTAACCTACTGGCCGGAGTTTATATTCGTAACATGAGCAATAACTTACCCAGAGGAACAGTAAGTGGCGCAGCAGGAACGCTGGTCTCCTCGATGATACAATTTGCCAACACTGTATCCAGCAATGCTGGCAAGGGCTATGGGTTTGTGGCAGGCAATATTGGCAATTTACCGGTAATCACACATACTTTTGACAACTACAAGACTGTGAAAGACTGGATTTGCGAACGGTGCGACAACACAAGTGGCGCTGGACCTTTTGAAGTATACTTCCATCCGGATAAAACATACGATATAAGCGCTTCAGACGACTTTGGAGACGTTATTACGGACTGGGTGGCATTCTTCCCCACATTGCTCAATAATACGTCTGCTACGAGCATCAGCGCAAGCGAGGTGGGTGGTTTCTCTAGCGCCATCATTGGGCTAGGCGCAGGCGAAGTCTCTGCCAACGCAGATGAGAACACTGTGCTGTTCAATTTCGTAACAGATCAAAACGCAATCAGTGAATATGGCTACATGGAAAGCATTTACCAAGACTCTAGCATTTCTACACCAAGCATCTTGGCCTATAACATGGGAGCAGAGCTATATCAGTCGGCGAATCCTCGCTGGAGACCAGAAATTACGTTGCATGGCAAACAAGTAGAACCTAAGCCGGCTGGCTCTAAGAAGATTTGGGTTGGGGATACAATAACCATCAATAACTCTCTCGACCTTACCGGCATGACAAATGGAGATTTCCGAGTTAACGAGTTAAGCGTAGACATTACGGCGGCAGGAGACGAGCTGATTAAGCCAGTGTTGGAGCGAGTATGACGCAAAACCTGCTTACAAAACGCTTAAAAGACGCTAAGAGGGAGCTTACCAATCTCAAGACTGCTCATAAGCGAGGGCTGGGGCTAATTAGGCTTTATGACTATACCGGCAAAGTTATACCACCAAATCCTCTTGAAGCCTATAAAATGCAAATAACTGTGGACTTTTCAAGGAGCTTCGGGAAAAATCCTTTTGCGCAGTTTTTGCGATTGACCACACATCCGGAAAGAAGCTGGGTGGGTAGCGCTATTCGCACAGAGTGGGAATATTATGATAATGACGGATATAGTTTGGTTATATTGGGGGATTACTACGATTTTTATGAAGACGATACATCCCAATTCACGATAATTTCCACTTCTCCGATAACAAATGTAGAAATAAGGCTTGATGCGTATGAATGATTATTTTGAGAGAGAACTTAAGTCGCTAGAAGCAGAGCTAACCCAATTAAAAACCTCTAAGCAAAAGAGTAGTGCAACTATGGATTTGGTAACTAAAGTCATCCCAGTATCAGTTTCGCTAGAAGTGGGTGAACAGGAGGTTGCTGCTTATGGATATGAATATTATGTCGCAAAGTCAGACGGAGAGAACATAATCTTCGGGTATTTAAGTTGGTACTCTGAGGATGTGCAAAAGAACTGGATTTCTCCTTATGAGCCTGACTCTGTAAGACAAGCCCAGGTAGACCTGGCCAAGTACAATGACGATATCTTATTGAAAGTTGCTGTGAGGGGCAGTCGGAGAGATTTCGATGCTCTAGCTGGGGGCAGTAGCGTAGTCGCTAACATGAACCTTGTAGTGATCGGAGTAAAGGAATTTGAGGTGCAGAAACTATGAATAGAGAACTAGAGCTAAGGTTAAAACAGATTGAGCAAGAAATCCTAGACCTGAAGACGGCCTCAGAGTATTCGAGCGTGAGGAGTAGTAGCATTGTGGATTCTGAGCTGCTCAGCACAGGCAATTATAGGGTTACTTTTGACAATCATGGCAACGAAGTATTTGCTGCATACTTTACAAGGGGCGCACAGGGAGTGCGCCACGGAGGAGCAGATGCTTATCCTCCGCAGGGGAGTACACAGATAGTCCAAGTAGATGCCTCCTATGCAAGTAGCGATTCCCCACCGGTTAGGGTAGATTACAATGTGATATTGACCATCGTGTCTAATTATCCGGTAGTAAGTATCGAGCGTATCAACTAATTATGCTATAATTAGACTGGTAGTTTACCCATCTACTCCGCCTAGACATTCTTTCGTTTGTTAGTCTAGGCGGTTCTTTTTATTAAGTGCTTTATGCTATAATTGAAACAGCAGTGTAAATAAGAACCGGTTGCGCTGCTATCCTAAATTGTGCTATAATGGGGGTAGTTCTTATTTACACTACCCTCGTGGCACCAAGCGAGGGTCTTTTATTGGTGCGGTTCGGAGGTAACAATATGGAACATAGCTTCAACATAAAAATAGCTAAAGAATATGGCATTTTGGAAGCTATTTTGCTAAGAAATATCTATTTTTGGGTAGAACATAACCGAGCTAACAATACCAATTATTATGATGGGGAATATTGGACTTATAATAGCAATAAGGCTTTTGCTGAGCTTTTTCAATACGCTACTCCACGACAGATACAGTACGCCTTAAATAAACTAAGAGATGCAGGGCTAATTATGGTTGGTAATTATAATAAAAACGCATACGATAGAACTCTTTGGTACACATTAACGGAAAAAGGTCAATCCATTATACAAGACTGTATCGTCCATTTAACAAATTTGTCAAATGGAAAGAACACTAGTGTCGAACCTATACCAGATAATAAACCAACTAAAAAACCATATAATAAACCAGATAAAGTTTCTTCCCCCGAAGCTCGGAGGTATGCCAAGAACCTTCGGGATAAAATATTAGAACTTTACCCAAACAATGTAGGAGCGAAAAAGGAGGATAGTGTTGATAGATGGGCTAAGGATATAGATAAAATGCACCGTATAGATGGCAGAAGCTGGGAGGATATTGGTAAGGCTATTGATTGGGCTATGAGAAATAATTTCTGGCAAAAAAATATCTGGTCTGGGGCTAATCTTCGGAAACATTACGATAGGCTTGAAGCTGAAGCAAGGGCGGACTTTATGAAACATGGGACTATCACTGTAGGAATATGATATAATAAGACTAACAACAAACGAAAGGAGCATGAATGGGTACCAATATTACAACTATTGATAATCCTATATTCAATAGAGAGGGGAATATAGTTATAGAAGAAAAAACCGATGGAAGAGGTAGAACTCAGACAGTTAAATATGGAATTATTCGTATAATAGGTGATAAAAATGAACATCGTGTAAGCATGAAGACGCTTCTAGATATAAATGCAGCAAAGAAAGCTAATTTCGATGGTCAATTAAATATTCCCGATCTAGCTATGAGCATAAATGCTTCACAAATTGTGATGATGAGGAGTGAAACGGAAGAGATTAGGGAAGACAGTGACTTTACTAAGCTTCCTACCGAGGTGGTGATGTTAGACAAAGATTTCAACCGTTTAACTGGCACTCGGCCTCAAATCGAACGAGAAAATGATATCTACTATATTGCGACTTGCCATTATGTGGTGAGAGATGGCGGAAAACAGTACTATCTGGAACCCCATCAAATCCAATATCTAGTCACTATGGCACGAGATGAAGACCCAGACTATCCGCACTACATTAAACAAGCCTTACGCTACGGAAGAGATGTGCGAGAAATCAAGAAAGAACAAGCTGAGAAGAAACGTCGGTAGATAATATGTTCTATTTCGCATTTTAAGCTACCTAGGAGCCGATTTAGTATCAAATATGAATGATTTACCGTCTGTAAATAAAATAGCATTAGAATGTCTTATAATGGCTCACAAAGGTGCTTACCAACTAAGCTTATCTGTGGTATGATAGAACAAATGGATGTGACAGCTATAGTTACTACCACTATCACCGCCATAGCTACCGTAATCGTGGCTATATCAAACATCTGGATGAATTCTCAGCGCAAGAAAGACAAGAAAGAAGCCAAAAGACTAGCCGAGAAGAATGCGGCTAAGAGCTCTATCCAAAATATGATCACGCAGGATATCATCCGAACAGAAGTACTACATAAAATGCCGGAGAATAGAGAGAATATTGAGGCAGAATACGCTAGTTATGTAAAAAATGGTGGGAATGGCACCATAAAGCGCCAATTTGAGGAGTACATAGACTGGTTTAGCCAGCAAGAGAAGAAATTAGAAACAAAATGAAAAGGAGGACTATATATAACCCACCAGAATATGAAGAATGCGTAAATTTTGTGCAATGGCTGCGGATGCGTAGTATACCACACGCTCATTGTGCTAATGAAAGCCAGTCTAGCGCTCGTAATGCGATGATTAGAGGAGCAAGACTAAAGCGTATCGGCCAGAGCCGAGGGGTATTTGATTATGAGGTCTATGTGCCTAAGATACAAAAAGACGGCAGCACTAAATACAAGCTACTCAAGATAGAAATGAAACGACGCAAGGGTGGCCGAGTGTCTGCAGAGCAGAGAAAATGGCAGGAAATTTATGAAGCAGCCAAAATTCCTTGTGCGATCTGCAATGGCGCAGGAGAGGCTATAGAATTTGTAGAAAAATATTTGTAAGTGGTGTATACTAGAAATAGGAACTGTACGCAGTTCAGCTCTTTGGCATAAACCTTACAAAAGACTAATGTGTATAAGATTTACCTTAATAAAAGTATGACCTAAAATCTTATTACTTTTTTGCTAACCCCTTCGCCGGGGTTGGTTTTTGTTGTAAAACATAAAAAGTATGTTACACTAAAAGTATGAATTGCCCGAACAATACTCCGATTGTTGGTAACTTGCAAACCATCGCAATCAATCGTGGCACATCTCTTGGACTAAAAGCACAGCGATTAGATTTGGATGGGCAGCCTATACTAACTCGTGCGGAAGAAATATATTTTATAGTAAAGAGGCGCTGGACTGATAAAACAGCGCTTATAACCAAAGACTTGTCAGATATGACCTTTGACGAGGACGGATACTATCATTTCACTATTGACCCTGAGGACACTGAAAGCTTGGCCTACGGACGTTACACATGGGATTTTACGGCAGTAGAAGACGATAATGCGTACCGAGCCAAACCAGCGCACGGATATTTCGTGATAGGTAACTCCGCAGGGTGGATTATTAACGAAACGGAGGATTAGTGGAAAAAGAAATAGAAATGGAGCGTGAGGCAGTCGTCATAGGGGCTGGTGGCGCTGTAAACTCTGTAAACGGCCAGACCGGTGATGTGGTGCTTACCACGTCTGATCTGGAGAATACATCAGACTACCAGAATGGCACAGAAGTAGAGTCAGCAATCAGCACGGCAATCGCCGGAATAAACATTCCGACTAAGACGTCAGACCTTACCAATGATGGTGCAACTGGCACTAGCACTTATGTGGAGGATACCGCACTAAGCGCTGAGACCACGGCAAGAGAGCAGGCAGACAATGCCCTCCAAAGTCAAATAGATGCAATTTCAGCATCGTCTGATGTCACAGACATAGTTGGCACTAAGGCAGAGCTTAATGCGTACGATACGAGCAAATTAGGCGATAATGACATCATTAAAGTCTTGCAAGACGAATCCGAAAATGGTGAAACTACTTACTATCGCTGGAGCACAACTACACAGAGCTTTACGCTAATTGGTGAAGAAGGCCCATATTACACCAAAGCAGCCACAGACGCGCTCTTAAACGCTAAGCAAGATACTCTGACTGAGGGTACTGGTATCGACATCACGAACAATGTGATTTCTGCGACCTCGGCTGGCCCGACAGTGGTGCAGACTACTGGTAATTCAACCACCGACGTTATGTCGCAGAACGCTACTACCAGCATGGTGTTTGCAGACCCGAGTACGAAAAATAGAGTTCAAATAGGGGATAATGCAAATGCCCAAGCTAGTAATACAGTTTCTATCGGAGCCGGAGCGAACGCATCTAGCACCAGAAGTGTTGCTATTGGGGCATATAGCGGTGTTGGACAACCATATTCGGTTGCCCTAGGCTTTGCTTCTACGACAAGTGAGCAAGGAGAAGTCGGGATTGGTCTTAGCGCATCCTACGCAGGAAACGGCTACAACAACTCTAACTACCGCCTCTTAACTGGCCTTTATGATGGTCAGAACGACCACGATGCTGTAACTGTAGGGCAGTTAAATACGGCTATCGCAGGAGCAGGAGCTAATGAAATAAGTTCAACAGATTGGAGTGCACTATGGCAATAGATGACAATACAGTATATGGGCTGACTGGTGCCCAAGTAAAAGAATTACCAGAGAAAATTGAGGCAGTGAGGGGATTGGCGAAAGAGCTGACGGCTGATGATTACAATTGGCCAGAGAACAACCCAGCTGGTGTCGCTATGTGGCTATTGCCAGAAGGGGTGTATTCCTGTGACGCAACAACGGAAGTTTATCCAGACAATGCGGCTTCTGCTGTAAATAGACAGTTATTCTTTAAGTCCAACTCCGGAGGCTATAGCACTATGGTCTATTATGATGACGGAGCGAATAGTTGGAAATATTGGAAAACCGCAACGGCCACTGGAGTAAGATATTCTTACGGGAGAGTAACACCTGAGGTAGTAAACTCTTTAACATCTACTTCCACGGTCGCAGCTCTTTCGGCTAATCAGGGTAAAGTCCTCAATGACAAAATAGGTGGTGACCTATCTAACCTAACTACTACTGATAAGACTTCGCTTATTAACGCTATCAATGAGCTAGTGGGTCAGAGTGGAGGTGGTGGAATAACGGAACTGACTTCTGCAGACTACGATTATCCTGATGCCAACCCGACGTCTGTAGCTTTGTGGAGGCTTCCTTCTGGCGTGTACACAGCTAGAGCTAATGTTCGGACAGCATCTTCAGCTACACGCGCAGGCGATTATGGCGGGATGTTCTTTGTGAGCCAACTGTCAGCTAACGTCGGAGACAACGTTCTTGTTTTAGCTAACTATGGTGGAACCGGTGGCCAAGACACGAAGCTAGAATACGATTATACTTATAGTGACGGAACGGCTTGGCCGAACCAGTCTGGCATCAGTTTCATTGACAGCCGAGAGGTGGTGGATAATCTGACATCCACTAGAACAGACTATGTGTTATCTGCTAATCAAGGCAAGGTCTTAAAAGATATGATAGATGCTCTGCCTACTGGTGGTGGAGTAACGGAACTAACGAGTGCTGATTACAACTGGCCCACTGACAATCCAACATCGGTAGCTCTGTGGTTATTAGAGCCAGGCATATACACAAGGTCGACTGCAGATGGAGTGGTAGTAAGATATGGTACAGGAGCTAACCAAACTTTGGCTAACAACGAAAACACTGTATTGGTGACTGGACCTACTGCGAGTGGGAGCAAGAATTATCTGGTGTTGGCTAGCAATAGTCCAATAATGAGAATCGCCCATAGCACGTCCTCAGGAAGCGAAGCGGAAATCCAGCTGATTTTAAATGCTTCAAATGTTGCTCAAACTACCGGCACAAGTACTACAAATGTTATGAGTCAGAATGCCGTGACAAGTATGGTATATAGGGACCCAAGCACTAAAAGACAAGTACAAATTGGCGAGTCTTCGACTGCTAATAGTAACTATTCTATTGCGATTGGGCAATATACTTCATCTACCGCCACTGGTTCTGTAGCTATAGGTGGCGGGAATAATGGAGCTGGAGCCGCAAGTGCTACGGCTCAAGGTTCAATCGCCTTAGGAATAGGGGCAAAAGCATCTGTGGTGGGCGAAATGAACATCGGTACTACTCTTACAACTTCTGGCTACAATTCCTCTAACTATCGTCTCTTAACCGGTCTCTATGATGGTCAATCTGCCCACGACGCCGTGACTGTCGGGCAAGTAAACTCTGTGATAGACAATCTAAATTCTGCATTAAATATCAATATTCCCCATATTGGTGCTTAAAGCACTAAAGAATTAGCCACCCACAAGGTGGCTTTTTGGTGAAAAATGGGTTGCTTATTTTTAGCACAGACTGTATAATTGAATTATCAACAAACGAAAGGAGCAAACATGAAGATAGACGTGCAGGACATCTCTGACAATGGCGATGTCCTCGTGCATGGTGCCTATGGTCCAAAGACTATCGAGCGCCAGTTAAGCCAAATAAACAAACGAATACAAAAGATCAATCACGATCTGAAGGAGGTATGTGGACTATGATTACACTGACACGCCGCATTTTTGGATGCAGCGTGAGGCAGAAGAAGATTTAATAAATCTAGAGATTGAGAGGAGATTAAGATATGACCCAAACAACTAAAGAGCAAAAGCCAATGAGCTTGGCAGCGAAACTAGCTGCCATAGGCAAAGAAGTGGGAGCAGTAGATAAGAGCGGACGTAACACACAGCAGAATTATAGTTATATTGAATATGGTGTGGTAGCAGGACGTATTCGGGAACTCTTTGATAAATACCACGTCATCATAATTCCAAACGTAGAGAGCGTACAGACGGACGAAGTAACAAACAAGTATGGGGGCAAAGGTTATCACTATGTGCTTTCTATGACTTTTACCTTGCTCAATGGAGACGATCCGGAGGAGAGGGAGGTTGCTTCCTGGGCAGGCGAAGCAACAGATTTCGGCGATAAGGGGATAAACAAAGCTGAGACGGCTGGCACAAAATACTTTCTAATGAGGCTATTCAATATCTCTGAGAAAGGCGAAGAAGATGCCGACAAACATACTCCAGAGATGGTTACTGAGCGAAAGAGCCGAGTGGTGGTAGACTTCCCTGAGCAAGCTGTCGCTGAGGCAAAACTCAAACTCAGCATGACCCGAGATTTAACAGAGCTTAAGAATGTCTATGTTGGCTTAGGCGAAGTCGCTAAGGATTACAGAGTGATTGAGTTTAAGGATAAAATGAAGAAACGGTTAGGAGGAGAATGAATAAAAAGTATGCATTAACAGAAGATACACAGGAAATTCTTGGCCATACCCTACATCGTATAAAGGCCTGTAGAGACATAGGCGAGGGCATAAAGGCGGGCGAGTGTGGTGGCTGGATAGAATCTGAAAGAAATCTCTCCCAGGACGGCGATGCTTGGGTATACGGCGATGCTATGGTATACGACAATGCTATGGTATACGACAATGCTATGGTATACGGCAATGCTAGGGTATACGACAACGCTGAGGTATACGACAACGCTGAGGTATACGACAACGCTGAGGTATATGGCAATGCTTGGATACATGGCAAAGCTTGGATACATGGCAAAGCTAGGGTATACGGCAATGCTAGGGTATACGGCAATGCTTGCCTAAGGGGGGAACTTGCCTATACAAAAGGCTGGTTTGTTGGGGGTTGCGATAGTGATGAGATTGCAAACATAGCTGAGCAGACTGGGTCGGACTGTTGGAAAAATCAATATGTGCTAGGGGAATATGAGATATCCCCGGTTGAGGATGATGAAGAAGACGATGATGGCGAAGCTTATGACTTTAGCGAAAAATTAGAAAACATAAAAAGCCAAGTAGAAAACTTAATCGAGCGTATTGAAAAGCTAGAGGAGGATAAATAATGCCACGCATGAAGAAAGGGGAACCAGGCCATGAACAAGCTGTAAACAAATGGAGAGCTACTATGTGCGCAAAATATGGTGGCGAAGAGGGCTTTAAAGGGTTCATCCACAGAAACGGAGCTAAGGGCGGCCATAATAGTCATGGAGGAGGATTTACGGACAAAGATTTTGCAAGACGGATGGGTGCCAAGGGAGGCCGAGCATCAAAGCGCGCTCCAGGGACATACGATGCAAAATGGGACGAGCATTTTGAAGAAATCATGTCTTGTCTAGTCCAGAATGTCTCGTATGCCGAAATCGCTCGTAGGGTGGGTATTCCTGCCTCGTCTATCAGATATAGATTGAGGAAATAACTATGGCGAGAAAAGAAGCAGAAAGGAGAATAATATGCGGTTAAAAAATAAGAAAACTGGGGAAATAGGAAATCTACAACCTTATGGTGGAGATGGAAGAATTTGGGTGTGGGTTGATAATAGGTCAAGGCCAGAATATAGGTACAATTCTCTCGCCGAATTGAACGCAGAGTGGTGTGATGCACCAGAAGAACCGAAAGGGTA